GGGAATTGTAACAATCATGGATTTTATCGCGGCCGGAAGAAATGATGATAGTGACTCCACGAACATTTCGGGAATCGCTGCGGGATTATCAAATAGTAGATTACCCATAGCATCGAGAAACCCGTCGGACTTAGTCTCTCTAACCCGTTTCATGGTCGAACTTGTAGGTAACTTTTCAATCTCCGATGCGATCTCGATAAATCTCTGCATCTCATCCGCATCCAATGTATTGGTGAGAAAGTCGGGAGTATAATTGCTCATCTCACTCATCAGAGCACCACGCTGAATCGCATTACCTAGACCGCTCAGCCAGCCGACAGATTCTGCCTGCTCGAACAATTCATTATCTAATCCGTTTTCAGCAGCCAGTGATATTACCTTTTGCATATCATCCCGGGCGGCTTCCATTTTTTCCCTAGCTTTGTCAGCTTTTGCACTGCCCGCAACCTTCAAAAATGCTAACTGTGCATCCTCATAGTTGCTCTTGGCACCATAGACGGATTCCATGATCTTGGCTGCTTTTAATCTTTCTTCTCCGCCAAGCTCTTCCATTGCGATTTCCAATGGTTTGCCTTTATAGCTGGTCACACCAGCCGCCTTCATCTCAGCAATATCTAAGAGATCGACATCATTACGGGAAAGACCGATCGGTCTGCCGTCCATCAACCCATTTTGTGAAAAGAATACTCCTTTATCCCGAAGATTTCTTTCCTTCTGAACAATGTTTCGCTTTGCTAAAACACCGCGAACATCTCCTCGAATTGCAGATGCTAGTCGCTCTCTTTGAGCTTCATAAGATTTTGATTGTTTACCGGTTCTATGATCCGGTGCCGAAGGGATAGCTTTTCTTGGGTCAGTATTTTCAAGATTAATTGCCTCACCTGTCATGTGGTCAATAATCGGAGCCTCGAAAGAATATTGATCTAGTAACTCATCCGTAGCTTTCTTACTTCTTGGGGCGGCAGTTCTTGCTTTTAACTGAGCATCCATTGCATCCCGTGCAGGGATTGGAATGTTTGTAAGCTGCTCGAATAATTGAAACTCTTGATTTCTTGCTGAATCTGCGGTTTGTCTTCTGCGATCCTTCTCGGCCTTTAATCTAAGATACTTATCTCTCAATCCATTGGGGCTGTCCCATGCACCAAACTTTTTGATATTCTCCTGGGCTGCGAGTTTACGATCGGATGCACCACCAAAAAATCCGTCCTCTTCCTGACTGGCTTTTAGCTCATCGGCTTTCATTTGATCGATGAACGAAAGCATCTCGTCATCGTTATCAAAGTCACCAAACCCACCAACACTGTTAAAGAATGGCTGAAACTCGTTCTTTACGAAATCATCATACAACCCTTCGTAATGTTTAGCAGATCTTTCATTCTCAGATGCATACTGTTTGAACTGTCCATGAGCTTTTTTAACCCCATCATATGCGTCTAGCTCATCAAATACATTACTCTGACGCTGTGCAGGTTGAACCTCATAGCCGTAATCAATAGGTTCATACTGTGGCTGCGGAGCCTGAGGCATCGGCCCACCGAAAGGTTGGTACTTTCTTTGAACAGGTTTGCTTACCAGGCTATCGAATACACTTTCTTTTTCTCCTGAGTATTCGCGAGCCCCCAATTCATTTCTTTCAGAGAGGGACATTTCTCAGGAGTTAGGAGAAGGGGTTGTATCTTTTACCCTTAGGTCGATACTCTTCGCCAAACGGGTTATTTTTGCTGTAATAATCTGCCGTCTCCTGATCTATTTCTCGTTTAATACCACCTGTATTAAGCGTTGGATACAGTCTGCTCATATCGTCATTGTAAGTGTCGCCAAGAAGAGATTGCGGAGAGTTTTTCATCTGATTTTTAGCGTACTTCTGAGCTCTTCTTCTTGCTTCTGAATACGGAATCATAGTGAAAGAACCGTCACTCTTGTAGTCTTTTACCATTCTCTCGCTCGGTCCCTGCCTCTCAGCAGGCTCTTTATCAACGAATGGATCTGCGGTTGGGAGTTTTGCGGTTGGGGCGGGAGTTTGTAAACCTGGGTTACGCTTTGCAACATTTTGTTGATATGTTGGATCATCCAGGAGACTTTGAAGAGACTTTTGGGTTACTTTTTTGAGGGGGTTACGCTTTGCAACATTTTGTTGATATGTTGGATCATCCAGAAGACTTTGAAGAGACCTTGAGGCAGTAGGTGGAGTTACCTTCGTAGATTTGCTGTCAGCGTCAGGGTAGTATGGGGTGAAACCTTGAGTAGGTCCTGGAGATAAGGCATTTAAATAGGCATCGCGCGCATCAATCCCTCTCTGTTTAACCGCTGGATTAGTTGCGTGTATACCTGATTGAGCATCTTTGGGAACATTGGGATGATTTCTATGTACAGCGTTCTCAGGTATTTCTTTTGGTCTGTTTCGGTAGTTCCGCCTAGCTTGAGGCATTGATGCATCAACTGTGGATTGAATACCTGGAAGATAGTTGTCGTAGCTCTTTATGTTAGGCGTTTCTATTTCGTAGGATTCTGGGGAGACTACAGGACTTGTTCGAGTTTCCGGCATACTCGATTCAGGCATACTCAAACTTGGAAATACCGGAGCATTTAAAAACTCATTTGAGCTGGGCTCAGAGATTGAATTTGCTGTTATGTTGGGATTTATACTGGGGTTACGCGGGCGGTAGTTTTTCTGTAAACCTGGCGGAAGTGCTGCTTGCTTAGCGGCATCATCTAGAGGGCTTGTGTTTAGGGTCTCTAACTCGGTCATTGGGCTTCTGTACGGAGCCGCAAGATCATCGTAAATTTGAGTAGCTTGAGTTTTTACTTCAGGACTGATTAGCGAGTTTTGTGTAAAATCACGAACTTGATCAACTTCTAGGTCCTGTAAAGTGATATTAGGAGTTTCGTATGCACCTCCTATAACTCCACTAGCCTGTTTAGTTTTTGCGTTTTCCTCAGCACGTCTTGTGTTCTCGTTGTAGTTTTTAATCAGTTTGATCTTTTGATCGCGGTCCAACATATCCCAATCTTCGGCTGAACGATCCTTAGAAGATTTTGAAAAAATATCACGGTATTGATCGTTGATTGCATCAAGCCTTTTATACTCCATGGCTTTTCTAGCACTTTCTTTATCTGCTTTGATCCTCTCATTAATTTCATTCCTGAGCAGACGATTCCCCTCTGTTTGTAGCTGCTGTTTTGCCCTGTTAGGTTGCTTGGTGTTTGTCCCAGGAACCGATATATAGTCGGGCATATTTTGATAAGACCTTCTTACATCTGCTGATGTTCCTTCAGTAGGGTTATCTAAACTTGGTCGACTGGTTGGCTGGTTGGACGGGGCGATCGGTATCGAAGTTGGTTTCGAGGCTGGTTCTTCCTGTCCATCTTTTGGTTTATAGTCCGTGCTTGCCTCAGGATCTACAACTGTATCACCAGTACCCGGGTCTGAAACAGAATAATCCGCTTTCTCTCTAGTACCATGCTCATCCGCCTCCGTCTTTACACTTCCATCGAAACTAAACTTATCATAGTTTGATTTGTTTGGATCATCTGTTTCATACTCTTGCGCAGAGCTACCAAAAAAATCGTCAGTAGGATACCCAAAAGCATTCATTACGGCGTCTTCAGGGTCACCGCTGTACTCAGACAAAAGTAAATCTCTTAGACCAGAATGACCGTTGCTTAGCTTGCCAACCTCTTCGCTGATCAGATCTACCATATCTGAGCTACCTATACGCTGTAGATCCTTGCCAATGTTTTTTATAACTCCCTCATTAGTACCTATCCCCATAAAACCTAAAGCTCCTTCTCCTTCGGTAGCCTTAATGATTTTTCGGGCGTAATCGCCTGCAAGTTTTTTTCGCTGCTCTTCGGATAGATCTTTAAACTTAATAGCCATAGAAAAAAGAGTAATTAGGGCAATTTACGGCATCAACCGCTTGTAATTCTTCTTAATAGCTCCTAAAGGTGCTCGCATAAATCCATCCGGGCACATCATGCTGGGATTCTTCTGAAGCATCCGATTGCTTATTTTCTTCTTTTTCGGGGCTTTAAATGTCGTTGCAGTGTCAATGTTGTAAATCGCAATCGCCGCGGCCAAAACATGATCATCATGATGCCCGGGAGCAGCCTCGGGCTTACCCCGATCATTAATTATGAAGGTTTTGAACTCTTTTAGTACATCGGGATCGGGTATATCCACATTTTCTTCGATAATTTCCGAAGCCAAATGGTCTATTACCGTTTTTCTAGTGATTTTGTCCGTACTCCACCCAAAACTTTTTTCAACCATACCCATGGAATCATTATATTTCCGTCTCCTATAAACAGATAACCCCATCTCCAGAAGATACTTTAATAATGCCAACCCAGAATTGTTAACTTCCGGGATAATGAATGCATTTCCATAGAATCTGGCTGCTGCTTCCACCTCATGCGCCAGGATTCCAATATCTACACGGCTATGATGCAATGCCACCATACGCGGAACATGCCAGTTTCCATGCCAATCCTCAAAGGGAGCCCGCCAAACCTGGACCGAATGGAAATCAGGATCAGCCGCAAGACCCTGAGTCTGCTGATCTTCACCTGTACAGGTATCAACAGAGATCAAATACTTGGAATCATACTCGGGCTGGTCATATATCTTCCACATACCCGCACGATCGGGTTGAAAAGATGCGGATTTTGCCTCTCCCTGGACGGAAAGATTGCCAATTCTATGGGTCTGATCAGTACAGGCTTTTATCATACTTTCCACATTCGCAACATGGAAGCGTGGTCGGGATGACATCAGAAAACATTCGTCCGGATCCGATGGATATTCCTGTCTAAATTTACTTAAATCACCGTTGCACTTATCCTGAAGAACCCGTCTTCTCCATTGGAGCTGTTCGTAATTTACATTAAAACGCTCCATCTCCTGTTTCTCATCCTCGGTCATACTGTCCTTGAAATCCTGAAGCTCGGAATCAGAATTGAAAGGTATAACTGAGTCCTCAAATTCGAACCAGGCGGCAAATATCTTGGCCCATTCATTGTCCTGCACCCAGGTTCTATAAAACCAGCCATTCGGGCCATTCGGTGTGGAATCAGCAACAACCAAAGATACATTATCGCCATCATATAAAGACTGAAGATATCCAAGAGCGGGGTCACGCTCACCCTGCATAGGCCAGAATGCAACCTCAGTCATATTACCCACCTGGATCGTACCGCTTCGACCCGCATTTTTGGAGCCTGCGGTCTCTTTTCCATAATGGCTTTTTGATCTTAGTTTAATTAAATCAGCTAAGTTACCCCCTTCATCAATACTGGATCCATTAGGATCCCATGGGAATATGTCATTTTCCGCGTATCTTCGGTAAATCTCGAACACTTTGTCGCTCGTCCCGCTTATGTCCCCCATCAGACTCCCGCTTAAGCTTTCGTGTTTGCGCATATGATGGTATGTGAGCGCCTGGGCGCAAGTGCTCGCGCCTTTTTGCCTTGGTTTTAGAATGATCATTTTGCATGGCAGTCCCTCTATTTGACACTTTCTATAATGCGCGAACATACGCTTCTGGAGCGTATTCGGCTTGGGCTTAATATCTTTGCCCCGTTTATCCTTGATGACGGCGAATGTGCTAAACCAGACCTCAGGATCAATCCGTATGAGGTCAGCAAGCTGATCGGCGTCGTTTAAATTTTGAAGTTCATCACCCATTTTGCACTCGGGTTAATTACATGTTCTTTATCTTCACCCTCGAGCGCAGATTCCGCCCTTCGCAATGCGGCCTGAGCCGTGTCGATTACGACAAGAAGCTCATCGATTTGGTTTTCTTTGTTTGCGAGTTTCATTCGCAGTTCATCTTCTGTGTATATATTCATTAGCACTTCCATCTACGACGAGCAGCTTTACCGCGCTCACCCGTCCAACTCTTACTTCTGGCACAAAAAGCTTTGCGACGCTTAGCCGCTTTACTCCCTTTCTTTACCTTGCCAGTAACAGCAGTTTTCAATTTAGATCCGGGATTAGCACGTCGGTAAGCAGCTACACCCTTCTTTGTCATACCAGCACCCGCTTTTACGGATCTGTAATTAGCTCCTTTTCCCTTGGTGGTCTTTCGGATCGGTTTACTAGGCTTTCTCTTACTTGCCATAACCTTTTTTCTTTCTGGTTTTTTTCTTTCTGGTTCCGCAACTTGTCATTTTTTGGTCTTTCTCTTTCGGATTGATGATGTTCGTTTGCCCATACCTACCCTCTTCTTCTCCGCTACAACGGCAGCCTTACGCTTGCCGACACCTTTCCAGGTAACCGGAGTCTTCTTTGAAACTTTTTTGCTGGGGCGACACTTCTTTACACCCTTGTTTTTTGCTGATCCACACGGGTTCCCTTTTTCGTCCTTCCACTTTTCCTTGAACCAGCGCTTTAAGGCTGCGCCCTTTGCTGTCTTTCTAACAGCCATGGCTATTTCTTTCCGGACCCACGCTTACGGCATTTGGCTATAGCCCCTGAGGCGTAGGCTGAAGGGAATACTTTGTACGATGCTTTTACCTTGTGGTAGCATGCGTCCTTTTTGCTCTTAGTTTTTTTGGCGCTCTTTTTCTTTCTGGCTGGCATTGTTCATTCTCCTGGCTATTGCCTGACGACGCTTTACTTCGGTAGGCGAGTTCATAAATTTTATCTCTTCGAGGCTGTGCATTATTCGTCGTCCTCAAGTTCGATTTCGAAATCTGCTTCGAATTCAACACTGGTATCACAGAATCGTTCGATCACACTAATTGCAGCATGAGCCATTTCGTCCTCGTCCAAATCGGATTCTTCCCACCAGCGTACAAATAAGGAACTTACCTCGTTCTCGAATTGCTCGATTGGTTCTAATTTTTTCTTTTTCATAAATTTCCTGCTTTCATATTCGCAGCTGGGCTGACTCCAGTGCCCGGTTTGGACAATGCTTCGGAAACAGCTTCCATGCGCTTACGAATACCTGGTCTACCACTCTGAACGGCGGTTTTATATTCGCGGTTATTCAAAAATTCTTTGGATGCTCCCTGTAAATCTCCAGCGTTGATAAGCTGAATTGTCTTAGGGCTGCCGGTT